GTCTCAACCTTACCATGGTCGTATAATGCCTTTATACTATGGGAGCTCAACTTTATATATTGGGGAGAAGTAAGGGAATCGAACCCTTGATGACGGGATCACAACCCGTAGTTTTGCCACTAAACTAACGACTCCATCGAACTGGCAGGGGTAGTGGGATTTGAACCCACGATGACGATTTCAAAGACCGTTGCCTTAGACCACTAGGCGATACCCCAACAAACTATAATGAAACACATTCTCGACGTCAAGGGTCTTTTCATCGCGCTGGTTAGGCTGCTTCATAGAGAGACTCAACTATTAACCAAGTTGGTCGAAGTCTTCTACCAATGATGAATATGCTTCATTATAGTGACTGGTGATTAAGCACACCAGTCAATGCTCCCGTCCCAAGCGACTAGGATTTCTTACACGTCGTAACGTGGTACCATCACAGCTTTCATCATGATAGACTCAGGTGTGAACTGTTCAGTATCACCACCCAGTACAGCTGTCATGATAGCTGGTGAGAAGCCAGACACAAGAGCAACGCCCTTCTTGTCATACTTCACTGGCACGTTGTCAGCAGCGTTCAAGTTCCAGAACACGATCTTTGGGATCGAGTAACCAGCTTCTTCGAACTTACGTTCGATCATCTGCATGGCAGAGTCATCAAACGAAGCGCATTGGTTGAACTGCATGTCTGACATGATCAACAACATCTCTGGCATTTCTGCTTGAGGCACTTGGTTGCTCTTGGCAACATCAAGGATCTTCTTCATGGCTTTCACCAAGTCAGTAGACATACCCCAGTCAGAGCTAGACATTTGGCTACACTTTTGAACGATATCGCCCTTCAAGTGCAACAACTCTGGAGTTGAAGAGAAGGTCAAGAAGGTGTCCTTGAACTTACCCTTGTTCTTGTCAGCGATGTACAGACCCAGAGAGACTGCAACATCCATACAAGAAGTAGCCGAAGTTGACTTTGGACCACCAGCACGACACGACATCGAACCAGAAACGTCAACCAAAGGCAACACGTTTGCGTCACCGATGAAGTTTGGCAATGCTTCCCATTGCTTTTGTACCAAAGCAGCTTGGGTAGCGTTGTAACGAAGACCGCTGTACGCACCGATCATGCCCTTCAGCACATCGTATGGGAACACTGCACCAGCGTTCACTTTGACCTTTGGATCAGTACCCTTCACCAAGGCATCAACGTATGCGGTGTACGCTTCAGTTGCGTTCTTGTAGAATGCTTTCTTGTAGCGAGCCGATGCCACGGATGGCACATGAGAGAAGTTGATTTCATCCCATTGCTTCGCACACATTTGCGATTCAACAACCTTGGTCAAAGCGACCAACGACTTACGATATGCCTTTGGAGACATACCGAAGAACTCACGGATTTCGCGAGCCACTTCGCCCTTACGAGGTGTCCACTTTGCAGCTAAACCGTTACGAGCACGCAGGGCATCACCCAACATGGTATACGCTTCAGCTTTCAAAGCCTTGGTCTTGAAGACAAGCACGTCATCCCAACGACCGATCTCAGGCACTTTCTTCAGCAAGGCAGAAGCCAATGCTGGGTTTGTGTTTTCCAAGTGAGTCAACACTTGACGGAACAACTCACGTTCGCCAGCGCCACCACGAGCGTCACGCATCCATTGTGCGATACGCAAGGCAACTTCAGTGTTCTCTACCAGAGCGGCAGTGAACATTGGCACGATATCTTTACCACGAGAAGCGCCAGCCTTGAAGAACAAGTCTACGCAAGCTGATGCTGTGGATTTGCGAGCCAGCATACCGTTTGCGGTACGGGCATCTTGGTTTTTAACTGCTTCTACAAATGATGTCATGATATTTCCTAACAGGTTGAGTTTTTACAAATTTAGTTTGTGTTTTGGATTGTTGCTGTAGTCAACCTAGAATACAACGGGATGATCGGACAAGTGATTTAGTTTGCTTGAAACATCGTGCTACCTTTCGGTTTAAGATTCCCACGAAAATCATCCAGTCCTCTGGCATGGTCTGACAAGTTCAGACAACTCGGTGCACGTTCGGGTGCAACTCTCAGACTCCTACTAGGTGTCACAAGGCAAAAGCACATGCGAGAGCATTTCCTACCTAGTTGCCGAAGCAACTGCGCTTTAGTCAGTATTGTTTATACTGCTGTATTCATCCCTTTTTCAATCACAATAGAGAAATTATACCTTAATTTCCTATTTTCGTCAAGCCCCTACAGTTCGTAGGGCTATTCTGGTGGTGATAGTTGGTATCGATCCAACCTCCTTGGCTTATGAAGCCAGTACACATCCGTCTATGTCATATCACCATGGAACCTGGAGTCGGATTTGAACCGACGACTTTACGGATTTGCAATCCGTTCCATTGGACCACTCTGGCATCCAGGCACAATTCTGGTGGGCTAGGTGAGAATTGAACTCACACTCGGTAGATTATGAGTCCACTGCTTTACCATTAAGCTACTAGCCCAGCTTCTTTCTCCAGCTTCGGTGAGTCTCATCACGGCGCATTGTCCATGTGTAAGATTCGCCATCAGGTAGAGTTGCATGTTCAACAGCGTCAACACCGAACGCACCAACTATCTCGGTGGTTCCATCAGTGATGGTCACGAACTTGCCGTAAGCCTTTGCGAATGTTATCGCATCACTCAGTGTTGGACTTGCGTTCAACGTCATTCCTTCATATATCACATTCCACATACTATTCCTTTGGCGGTGCGACTGAGACTCGAACTCAGAAACCTGCTTTCGCAAGTCGACGGATTAGCAATCCGCTCCAATACCATTATGGGACCGCACCAAATTTACATAGCAGAGCCGTTGCCTTGCTTGAAGCCAACTGTTCCACCCTGCTCCTTGATTCGCTTCATAACTTCTTCCAACGCTATTGGCTTGAAGTCTGTCTGTTCAACACAGACACAGAAGTATCGAGGGTCAATAACTTCAAGCCCTCTGTTATGGAGCATCGGCATCATCACACGATTTGTATGAGTATGACCATGAATGTTTGTACCAAAACGATACAAGTTAGTTTCGTGAACTGGGATGTGAGTCAAGATCATACCGTTCATCACATGAGAACCACGGATATCTCGGAAGAACGGAGTGTACTCGTCCAATCTGAAGATGTCATGGTTGCCCTTGATCAAAACCTTATCACCATTCAAGCGATGCAAAATCTTCAACGCCTTACGGTTGATGACCACATCACCCAAGTGATAAACTTTATCGGTAGGTCTCACAGTGTCATTCCACATTCTAACCATGTCCTCATCCATTTGTTCAGGATCGGTCCATGGGCGAATCTTAGTGACACCATCGGCTTCGGTGAATTTACAAACACCCAAGTGTCCAAAGTGCGTGTCACTTGTCAAAAATACATTGGACATATCAGCCTCCAAAATTGTCAGGCAACCAAATTCCATCATTGGAAATATAGCCACCAGTTGAGCTTACCTTCTCATCAGAGTCATAGGTCAAGCCCAACACTTTCATCATCTTATGCTTCACACGGAGATTCGGCTGACGATAGCGATCGGTAGGTGTGAAGCCCATCATTGTGGCAACTTCAGTCACAGCACCAGAACGGCAGATACCAGCGTGGCAGTGAACAACTACGTTCATGTGATTGTCGATGGCACGTTGGAGCAAAGCAACCAGTTGAGCAGCTTGCTCGTCTTGAATCTTGCACTCGTCAGGGAAACCATCAGCGTCCTCAGCATCGAGGAACTCGAACTCATAGGTTTCTTTGAACTGTTGCTTTGGAGTTGCGAAGCCAGTAGCTGGGTCTTGAATGCGAATCAGCATTGCGTTTGGACCTGCGTCATAATGATGACCGTTGGTCACATCAGACTTGCTAACATTTTCGATAAACCTTTGTGTCATTTTCCAACTCCTATACAAGAATTATACCCGAAAACGACAATTATGTCAATATAAGTCGAAAGGTTTAGTTTTTGGTACCCAAGGTGAGATTCGAACCCACACTCTTCAGCGTTTGAAACTGTTGCCTCTACCAATTGGGCTACTTGGGCGCATGCTCATGGCGCGACGAGAGGGATTCGAACCCCCATCGGACGATGTAGAAGATCGTTGCCTTATCCGTTAGACCATCGTCGCAATTATGTGGCGGAGACGGTGAGACTTGAACTCACACACCCATTTCTGAGCCCTCTGTTTTCAAGACAGCTGCCGCTAGACCAACTCGGCTAACGTCTCCATATAATTTGGTGCGTCCGGAGGGATTCGAACCCCCACCCCATGGCTTCGTAGACCAGGACATTAATCCAGTTGTGCTACAGACGCAAATTTGGTACCTTGTGACGGGATTGAACCGCCGACCGTCTCCTTGTAAGGGAGCTACTCTACCGCTGAGTTAACAAGGCAT